TATGATATTTATATAAAAAAAATAAATTATGATAATAGTAACAAAAACAGAAATGAATGAAAAATGGTGGATTGCAACAAATGAAGATAATTCAATTGTTCACTACGGAAAAACTGACCCACCACAACAAACCGAAACAGGTTTACCGAATTATACAATATTCGATGATGAAACATCTTGGAAAACAGAGTTATTAAATAACTTTGAAATTGATGTTGATAACAATGAAGAAGAAATAACAGAATAAAGATATGGCACAAATAAGAGTGGGAATAAAGGATGGTTCCCTAGAAAAAAAGAAATTTATTTTTACGATAGATACTACTTTAGGTGGTAATACAAATGATTTTAATTTAAGAATATATACAAATGGAACAATCCCATTAGATGGTGTTGTTGATTGGGGAGATGGTAGTACAGATAACTGCACATCTTTTCCTGGGACAGGTATCACTCATATTTATCCAACACCTGGTATTTACACAATAAAAATCATAGGTCAATTCGGTGGTTTAAATTATACAGCAGGTACACCTGAAAAAATAACTGATATTCAACAGTGGGGTAGTTCTAATCAATATGAGTTAATAAAATTATCATCTGCCACAAATATGGTTATAACAGCAACTGATACACCTAATACATCATTAATAACTTCAGTAGATGGTGCATTTACTTCTTGTTCATCTTTAACAACTATACCTAATTTCAATACGTGGGATATGTCAAATGTTGTAAGTGCTACAAGATTTATTTATAATGCTATCTCAATAACTAGTTTAGATATGTCAGGGATGGATTGGTCAAGTTGTACTAATTTTGGAAGTGGTGGCACAAATGGATTTACACGCGGTTTAGGTTCTTGTACTTCTTTTGATGTTACTAATATGGTATTAAATTCAACTTCAAATGTTTCAATGTATAGAATGTTTAGAGGTATAGCAGATGATGTTATTGTAGGATTAGATACTTGGAATATTGAAAAAGTAAATGTATTTACAGGATTCTTAGAAGGTGCGAAAATCAGTACTTCTGAATACGATAAATTATTAGTTGCGTGGAATGCACTTAACCCTGTAGATGGTTTATCAGTTAATTTCGGTACATCTAAATACACAACAGGAAGTCCTGCTGAAGCAGCAAAATCAAACTTAGTTTTAAGTGCTTTATGGACAATCACCGATGGTGGTGGAATATAATAATTATTAAAAAATTAATATTAAAGGAGGAGTTTTTCCTCCTTTTTTTATTTAATATCATATTTATTTATATGGAAAAAAATGTTTTATATTATCAGGTCACAAGAGATTTATTTTTACTTTCAGACCCATCTTACGATATTGATGAAGTTGGCATTGACAACCCAATTTTAGAAGAATGTGAGTTATATAATAATGGTTATGAATCAGTTATAACAAAATGGAGGAAACAATTAAATATATCGTTAGATGATGTAAAGGAATTTAACTCTGACATCTATAAAAACACAAAAAAACCAAAACTAGTATGATAGATACGGAAAATATAAAAATAGGTATTACAATAGCATTAAATGATATTAAAGAATCAATGTGGACAAATGGGATGAAATTAAACATTCTTATGTTAATCAACCTATTAAAAAAATCCAATAAAAATTACGAAATACATTTATTAAATACAAAAGAAATCGATTTATCTAATCCACCACAACATTTTGATGGGATTAATGTTTCCTTATTAAAAGACAAATATAAGGAAATGGATTTAATTATTTCCATGGGTGCACAAGCAGATTTTGAATTAATAAGGGAGTTTAAACACCAAAAACCAACAAACAAATATATTGGTTATAAATGTGGTAACAATTATGTTTTAGCAATTGAGGATATGTTGTTTAAGGGTGGATCACATGGAATGTTTGAAGATATGTTTGATGAGATTTGGTATGTCCCACAACAAGATTATAATAATAGTGGTTATTATAGGACATTATATAGAGCCAATTCAATAAGTGTACCTTTTTTATGGGATAATAGTTTTTTAGATAGTTCATTAAAAATTATTGCATCACAACATGAAGAAGGCAGATACAAGAAAAACCACTTATACAACCCAACAAAAGAAAAAAAGGTTATTGGTATTATGGAACCAAACCTAAATACCGTTAAAACTTGTGTTATACCTATTTTGGTAGCTGAAGAATCTTATAGGTCAGAAACAGGAAAAGAAAAAATAGAAAAGTTAATGATTACCAACGCAAAAGACGTTTTATCAAAAAACCCTTCTTTTACCTCTATGATAAAATCATTAGATATATTTAAGGATAATAAAGTAAGTGTTGAACATAGATACCAAACTTCTTTTGTTGTTTCACAATTTATTGATATTGTTGTTTCACATCAAATAATGAATCCGTTAAATTATTTATATTTGGATGTTGCGTATATGGGTTACCCTGTATTACATAACGCACCATATTGTAAAGATGTTGGTTATTATTTTAATGAATCTGATACCAGAGATGGGGCTAAGATGTTAAACTGGATTTTGGAAAATCATGACAATAATCTTGATTTATATAAAACTAGAAATAAACAAGCGTTATGGAGATACCACGTATCAAACCCATTAATTTTAAGTACTTATGAAAAATTAATCCATAATTTATTTAATGGTGGTAATAGTCCTGATTTAAAATATAACCCAGCAACAAACAACTATTTTAATTTAATTTAACTTTTTGTTGTGGGTGGTTGTTTATCTCTTAATTTACCTTTAAATAATTCCACAATAGCCTTTTTTTCTGCCGGTGATTTTGCATGAGCCCACATATATAAATAAGATTTTTGGAATGCCTCCATTTCTTTTTTCTTAATCTCAATTATTCGTTTAATAAACTCAACATGTTTTTCATTTAATTCAAAATCAACATTTAGTTTGGATGCTATTAACGCTAATTCAACAATATTATTGGTGTCGTATGCTTCTTTGGCTAATCTATAAAAATCTAAATATTCTTCGGTTTTTATTATATCTGGATGTGTTTTTTTCATAACATCTCTAAAAACCTTTTTTAACATTTTTTTTGTTTCAGCATCTAACTCATCATCTTGTATTAATTTTTCTTTTTTTGGTTCTTCTTTTTTTGGTTCGGGATTTTCTTTTTTCTCATTTGGGCCTTCTCCCAAAATATCCTTCATAAATTCAGTTGTGTAATTATCCACTATTTCTTGTTTATACTCATCACCTAACACCAACAAATCATACTCCTTTAATAACCTCTGTATTTCTAATTTTTTTAATTTATCCATCTTTGTTTTCTATTTTTTTATTTCTAAGGTTATTTGAAGCAAATTTGGCACCCAATAAACCAATAAACAACATTAGTATCATTATTGACCCAGATGCTTTGCCTGAGGTACTTAAACTATAATTCCATAAACCATGATAACCAACACCACATAACAAACCAATAAAAGAATAAACAAACCCCCTTATTTTTGGGTTGGATGCCATAAAAATATCAAAAACTGACCTATTATTGTATTTATTAATTTTAACTTTACTTAAAGAAATCCAATAACCAGTAAACATACCAAAAAGCATATGTGCCAATGTTGATGTAAAGGTTCTTGTTATTAAAACAAATTCACCGAATCTATAAAAATAACTAACGTTTTCAATCATAGCAAACCCTAAACCAACCATACCCATATAAAACATGGTCCCTATTGGGTGTTCTTCCTCGTCCCTGCCTAACATTTTATATATAATAAAATAAGAAATAAATTTCGCTATTTCTTCATGTGGGCCAACTTCAAAAAAATAAAAAGTAAACTCAGAACCAAAATAATCATCACCATAAGGTAATAATAAATTAATTATTGTTAAAATAGGTATCGATAAAATACCGCCTATAAAATATTTTAATGATTTTGTTATTGATATCGACTTGTATGGGGAAGTTAAATAAATAACCAACACATAAATTAATGGGGGAAATACCACCATTATAAAATTTAATAATGACATAAGCAATTTTATTTATAAATATCGATATTTATTAATAAAAGATATGGCACAAAATTTTTATATAAGAAAAGGGTCACAATTACCTATTTTAAAGATGAAAGTTAATAATGATGGTAGAAATGACTATAAAAAAATTATTGAGGGACTGGAGAATGCTGCAGTTACTTTTTCCATGAAAGAAATGGAATGTAATACTTGTAAATACAAAGTATATAATAAATTGGGTCTAATTATCCCTGTTCAAGATGAATGTGGTGAAATTATAGAATATTATATTGGATATAAATTTTCCAAAAAAGAAACAAACCAAGAAGGTATATATAGAGGTGAATTTAGAATAGATTTTTTTGGTGATAATACTAGTTTACTGGTTCCTATAAAGGAAGAGTTAATTATCCATGTTTTGGATAGCCAAACTCTTTCAAAAATTGTTTGTTAATTATGTTAAAAAAAAAACCCCTCTAATTAGAGGGGTTTTTTATTGTTTTTATTTTTCAATATCGACAGTTACATCACCTTTTGAAAAACCAATTTTAATTGTGTCACCTTCAACCAAATCACCATCCAACATTCTTTCAGAGATAGGGTCTTCAAGGTATTTTTGTATAGCCCTGTTTAATGGTCTAGCCCCATATTTTTCATCATAACCAGCCTCAACCAAATATTCTTTTAATTTAGGCGAGATTTTTAATTTATAACCCATCTCATCAATTCTATCACTTAATTCTTTAAGAGGAATATCTAAAATTTTCTTAATATCTTCTTTTTCAAGAGGTTTGAAGAAAATAATCTCATCTAATCTATTTAAAAATTCAGGTGAAAACGCCTTTTTAAGTTCATTATCAATAACAGATTGTTTAATATCATCTAAATTATCGTTTTTAGTTTTAGTACCGAAACCAACACCTGTTCCAAAATCTTGTAATTTTCTAGCCCCAACATTAGATGTCATAATAATTAAAGTATTTCTAAAATCTACTTTACGACCTAAACCATCAGTTAAATGTCCATCATCTAAAACTTGAAGTAAAACATTAAATACATCAGGGTGTGCTTTTTCAATCTCATCCAATAAGATTACAGAATATGGTTTTCTACGAACTTTTTCAGTTAATTGGCCTCCTTCTTCATAACCAACATATCCTGGAGGTGCTCCAACCAATTTAGATGTTGTATGTTTTTCCATATATTCAGACATATCAACTCTGATAACAGCATCAGACGTACCAAACATTTCTTCAGCTAATTTTTTAACCAAATAAGTTTTACCTACCCCAGTTGGGCCAACAAATACAAATGAACCGATTGGTTTGTTGTGTGCTTTAATACCCATTCTGTTTCTTCTAATCGCCTTAGATACTTTTTCAACAGCCTCATTTTGTCCAATAACCTTAGAAGATAAAATAGTTGCCATGTTTTTAAGTCTAGATAAGTCATCTTGTGAAACTTTTGTCACAGGAATACCTGTTACCATAGAAACAACGTTTGCAACATCTTCTTCAGTAATTTTTTTCCTAACAGAGTTTAACTCGTTTGTCCAAACTTTAGTTTCAATATCTAACTCTTCTTTTAAGTATCTTTCCTCGTCTCTTAATTTAGCCGCCTCCTCATATTTTTGTGCTTTAACAACATCAATCTTTTTTTGGTCTATAGCTAATATTTGGTTTTCCAAATCTAATATATGTTTTGGTGGTTTAAGATGTACTTGTGACCTAGCACCCACTTCATCTAAAATATCGATAGATTTGTCAGGTTGTTCTCTATCAGTAATATATCTATCAGCTAATTTAGCACAAGTTTCAACAGCCTCTTCAGTATAAATTACTTTATGGTGGTCTTCATACTTATCCTTAATATTTTTTAATATTATTAAAGTATCCTCCAAAGATGGTGGGTTAATAGTAACTTTTTGGAATCTTCTTTCCATTGCCCCATCTTTTTCGATGTTTTCACGATACTCATCCAAAGTGGTTGCTCCAATACATTGGATTTCACCTCTAGCTAAAGCTGGTTTAAGAATGTTTGATGCGTCTAAAGATCCTGATGCGTTACCTGCACCCATAATTGTATGGATTTCATCTATAAAAAGAATAACATCATTAGCTTTTTCTAATTCTTGCATAATACTTTTAAGACGTTCCTCAAATTGGCCTCTATATTTAGTTCCAGCAACTAATAAAGCCAAATCCAAAGAAACCACTCTTTTACCAAAAAGAACTCTAGGACACTTTTTTTGTACAATCTTTAATGCCAAACCTTCAACTATGGCTGTTTTACCAACCCCAGGTTCACCAATTAAAATAGGATTATTCTTTTTTCTCCTACTTAATACTTGAGAAACTCTTTCAACTTCCTCATCTCTACCAATAATTGGGTCTATACCACCTTTAGCGGCAATATCAGTAATATCCCTACCAAAATTATCTAAAACTGGTGTGTTGGACTTATTTGAACTTTTTTTACCTTTTAGTCCACCCATTTCATCGAAGTCGTCTGCTATACTCATATTTATTTCTGTTTTTGTTTCTAATAATTTTTCTTTAAAATTTTTATAATAAATACCCTGATGGTTTAATACTTTTGTACAATCAAGTTCTTTATCTTTTAAAATAGCTAACATTAAGTGTTCTTCGTTGATAAAATCGTCACCAAATTTATCTGATTCCATCTCGGATATGTTTAATGCTCGCTTTGAACATTCACTTAAAGATACTAATTTTTTTTTAATTTGTGGTGTTTTTATTTTTAATCTTAAAAAAGCTTCTACTTTTGAACCCAAATCTTCACAATCATAATCCATAGAATTAAAAGCATCAATAACTTTATTTTTTTTATCGTTTAAAATGCTTAATATCATATGGTCTGGTGTTATACTATCAGCCCCTAACCTATTAGCTTCTTTAAAAGATTCTTTTAATACCCACTTTATTTTTTCATCTGTTGGTTTCATCTAATCTATAATATTATAAAAAATATTTTTAATAAAACAAAATATATTTATATTTTTTTATTTTATTGTTAACTTTAACAGACAAAATATAATTATCTAATAAATAATAATAAAGTATGGAAAAAGAAAAACTTTTTAATATTAGCCTAATAATTAGAAATAATAGTGATTTTGATGATGATTTCACTAGTGGTACTTATAAGTTAGATTTTACTAACTCAAGTTATAGAATAACTGGTGATTATTTCATTATTGAAACCAAAAAAGACGAAGAATTATTAGGTAGTATACACCCAATAAAAACAATTAAATCTTATAAAATATGGCAGTAGTAAAAAGAACACAAAGAGAAGATGGTGTTATTGAATGTTTAATTGATTCTAGTAACATTTTACTAACAGAATGGGATAAACCTAATAAAACATTAAAAGTAACGTTTAAGGCAGGTACACAATACCTATATAAAGACGTATTAGAAAGGGATTACGTTAGATTCGAAATATCTGAAAGCCAAGGTTCTATTTTTAATAAAACATTTCAAAAATATTCTTTTGAAAAACTAGATAAAATAGATGTTACAGAAATTAAAGAATTGATTAAAGAAAATAAACGTGATTAAGCCTTAGTATAAGCAATTACATCAGTAACCTCCATACATGGTGGGTTTGCTTCAGAATTACTCATAGTATCAATAACAAAAACTGGTCCTTCGGTATGAACTATATATTGGAGTTCCTTTTGTGATTCCCCATACCCCAAAAATTTAATATTAACATCCTCATAACCATTTTCATTTAATTTTTTAGAAATAAGTGATTTTATACTCTCACCAGTACATTCTAGTTTTTTAAGTTCGAAAGCTAAGTCAATAGCACTTACTTCTTTAACTCTTCTTTCAGTTAAACGTTCTAATTGTGATTCAGTTATTTTAATTACTTTTTTCATATATTAATAATTTTCGTCATATTCTTCATCATACTCATCAGGGTCAAAACCAGATTGTTTTCTCTCAAAATCTTCTGTATCTATACCTAATTCGTAAGCTCTACCTTCTTCAAATGCTTTATGATAAGTTTCCTCTGAACCTTCAGAATAACCTTCTTGATAACCTTTTTCAAGTCCATCACTATAACCCTCTTCATATGAATTATCCATTATTTCTCGTTCACGTTCTCTAAACTCATATTCTAAATCTTCTCTTGATTCACCTGAACTTGCACCTTCATTATAACCCTCTTCATAACCAGCATTCAAGCCCCTTTGGTGTCCTGCATCAAAAGATATTTCTGATAAACCATATAATGATGATAATAGATCTTTTAATTTATCTTTTGTTAAACCAAGATTATATATAGAATTGATTAAATAACTTTTGTTACCTAAACTATGGTATCCAAAATCTACTAAACCACTTAATTCTTGGGAAATTTCAGATTTACTCATTGGGTTTACATCAGAAGTCCAATCAAAATCATTTTCTTTTAGTATTTTCTTAATTAAATTTTTCATGATATTTATTAATAAATATTAAGATATTTATAAATATGAAGATAAACGAGAAAGAAATTGAACAAGCATCTAAAGATATAGATTTATCTGGTTTTAAGATGCAAGACAATCTTAACCCAAAGATATGGGATAAAGACCAAAAAATGAAATCTGAGGTTAAAAAAAATCTATTAAAAATAGCTGACGATTATTTTGAATCTTTGGAATTACCTGGGGTAGATATTGAAGATGTTACCATGACAGGTTCTTTGGCTAACTATAATTGGTCCAAATATTCTGATGTAGATTTACATATCGTAGTGGATTATGATGATTTACCAATGGAACGTGATTTGGTTCAAGATTTTCTTAAATCTAAAAGTTCTGCTTGGAATAAAGAACATGATGTAACGATTTATGGTTATGACGTTGAATTATATGTTCAAGATATTAACGAACCACACCATTCAACGGGTGTTTATTCTGTGTTAAATAACGAATGGAATATTAAACCAGAAAAAAAGAAAATCAGTATCGATGATAAGTCGGTTAAAGATAAAGCAAATCTTTTAATGGATAGAATAGAAGATATCTATGATGAGATGGATGAGGTTGAAAATGAAACTACTGTTAAACGTGTTGATAAATTAACTGATAAAATTAAGAAAATGCGTCAATCTGGTTTGGATAAGGGTGGTGAATTTTCTGTTGAAAATATGGTTTTCAAGGTTTTACGTAGAAATGGTATGTTGGATAGGTTATATGACATTAAAACCGTTGCTTACGATAAATCAGTTACTTTAGAATCAATAAACGAGAGTGATTTTGATTGGACAGAAAACTTACCTGATATATTAAGTCATAATGAAGATTGGATTTTGGTAAATGACGTAAACCCAAGTAGTATTGAAGAGGGTATAGAGATGCAAGAATTTTTATTTAAGTTAGGTTATAAATGGAATGCTGGTGAGTTAAAACACAATAAAATCTATATGATGTTTCATTACAATAAAAAACATAGTGAAAATGAATTACTTTATCTCGAATATAAAGGAAAAGAAATAGGGTTGGGTAATGAATATTTGGATCCTAATAACACTATGTATCAATACCGAAAATTCCCTAAAATTTATTATTGGAGTAAAGTAAAACCAAACAGAATAACAGAATCTAATGACTTTGATTGGGCAAAGGATATACCTATAACTTACATCCATATAGCTAACGATATGTACAGAAAGTCTGAAGGTGCTTTTCCGTTTGATAGTGAGAAAATGTCTTTTTCGACTTACGTAACCAAAGAGTATGGTGTTGATGACAAGGATATCATACATAAAGTTTGGCGTAAATATAGGTTTTTAATGGGTTGGGATAGGAAAGATTTATCAGAATCTAATGACTTTGATTGGACAAAGGATATAAAACCAATTGTGTCAGTAGGTGATGTATTTCACACTAGAACAGATTTTACACCTAAAGATTTGAATGCTGAGGTTACTTTTGAAATTGTTGATATATCACCTGATGGTAAATGGGTTAGATTTGCACACCATAAAGGTTCAATGGATAGAGGAACTTATATCGATATTGATAGAATCAATAAACATACTATGTCCATGGGTTGGGATAGGTATGGTTATAATGGAGCTAACTCAACAGATATCAACCAAGTTTTAAAAAACATAAATACTGGTTTTTGGAAAAGGGTTAATGTACCTGGTTATCTACAAAGAAACCCCGAAGAATATGATAGATTAATAAAATTAGGTAGTAATATAAACGAATCCAACGATTTTGATTGGGCTAAAGATATTCAACCTGAACCTGAAACACCTGAAGATAAGATTCATGTTGGTGCTGTATATAGAGTTAACCCAAACAGAAATATTCCGTCTATAGATATGTTACTTAAAGTATATAAAGTTGATAGAGATGTCCATTATGAGATAATTGTATCTAACGATGAGGATGAACTTATTGGTGAAAAAAGTTATGTTAGATACAATGAGGCTGTAGGATTATTAAAACCTAAAAAAACTTATGTCCATAATGGAGATGGTTCTATGACCGAAAAAGAGTTGGAACCTTATTGGTTATATTTACCATACCACTCGGAACACATAACAGAATCCAATGATTTTGATTGGATTACTGACATACCAGCAAAAAGCCCTTATAGATACTTTGAGATATATGCTTGTTGGAATTCTTTCTATGATGAAGAAACAGGTGAAGATGAGTGTACAGATGGTGGTTCTTATTTTGTTAAAATACCTGAACATGTTGTAGATGAAATATGGGATTACACAGCTGAAGACCAATATTATGCTGGACCTGGTGATGAAGGTGAAGATGTTATTGAGTGGTGTATTGAGAATAATTTAATAAATGGTGATGATGTAGATATGTTTGACTACGTTACCGAATTGAGTGAAACTGATTATTGTAACTCTTGGGGTAAATGGAATCCAAATGATGAGGGTTTGTGTTGGTCATCAGTTAATGAATCTAACGAATTTGATTGGATAAATGATATTGATGATAGTAAACCACAAAAAGGAACTGCTTGGGCAATAACAGGTATTAAGAATGAGACTGACTCTATCCAATGTCAGGAATTCTTATTTAATCTTGGTTTTGAATGGGGTCTCGGTAAAATTATTAATAATAATTCTAAATATATAAGACGAATATCTTCTATTTGGGAAGATGATATCAGAAAACATAGAATTACCTATGGTAGTAATTTAAGTTCTGATTTTGATAAACTTATACAAAGAACCAAAGAAAAATCTAACCAAAATAAATTATATCATTATGAATGGGTTAACGGTGAAACAAAATTAAAAGATATTATTTATTTAACTGATAACATAAACGAATCCAATGATTTTGATTGGACTAGGGACATTCAAGTAACCCCAATAGACAATGGACCAATATGTGAAGCATTGTATGGTGAAGTTGTTAGATATTTTAGAAATAAACAACCAATAAGTTATGGAGATTACTATTATAGTATGGATGGATATAGTGGGACTATAGTGTGGGGATTTAATGATACTGATGAATATGTGGTTTATGCAACACCTTATTGGGAAGGTGAATGTGAGTTAAATATTGATATTCAAGGTGATATGGGTGATTATGAAACATTAGATTATATTGAATTACCTAAATTTGAATATGTTGAAGCATTACATCAATGGTTAGAAAATGAATACCCAAAAATAGTAGTAAAAAGGATTAAAGACTTAGGTCCTTTACCTGAATAATAAAAAAAAAGTAAATTTAACAATAATAAAGATATTTATTAATAAAAACAAAAAATTATGGATAGTTATTCAGTATTACATGGAGTATCAGACGCTGTTTATTCAGCATACACATATTATCAAATATATGTAGATACTTCTTCTACCTTTGTTTATAAAGGTGTGTCAATGGTAGGACCAACAGGTGGGCCTATTGTATTAAATTTAGTAGTTAATTCAGCTTCAGATATAGCTGGTAGTACAGATATATTACTATTAGGTAAGAAAAAACCAGAAGCATTCCATAGAGGACCTGCTGGAACAAATGGTTTAAATAGTGATGGTACTTGGTCTATAAAAGGATAATAAAAAAAATAAAATAATAATATGAAAAAAAGTACATTAAATAGAATGTTAGAATTAGCTGACATTAAACCAACATTAAAAGAGAATAAATTAGAAATATCTAGTTTTGGTTTGGTTAAGGAGGCGGTTAATGGTAAAACATATGCTATAGTTAGAGAAGGTAAAAAATATTTTATTAAAGAAGCTAACACTAAACAAAACCTAACCGAATCTGATTTTGACTATGTTGGTGGTTTAAGTAATAAAGGTAAAAAATATTACCACTCTTTTAGTGAGGCAACAAAACAATTAAATTTAGTTTTTGAGGAAATTAATAATCATTATGATGTTAATTTTATTAATATTTTAGAATCTGATGATGTTTTATCAGAAAAAAAATATGTATTGAAATTAAATAAAAAGAAAAAAGAAGAACCAACTGAAGAACCTAGTTTTGATATGGGTACTGAAGAAGGTGGTGATACTGAAGAAGAAGAATCGTTTGATTTTGGTGATGAATCATCTGAAGAAGGTGGTGATGAAGAATTTGACTTTGGTGATGAATCGTCTGAAGAAGGTGGTGATGAATTTGATTTTGGTGATGAAGGGGAAGAAGATACTGAAGAAACTGATGATGAATTTGATTTTGGTGATGAAGGGGAAGAAGATACTGAATCTGTTGATAATCAAGAAGAAGGTGGTGATAACATCAAAGATATCCAAAGTACAACAGGTAAACTAGGTCAACAACTTAGAGATGTTGAGGATTTATCGTCTGATATGAAAAAATGGGTTGCTAAATCTGTATTAGCGGCTTTAGATTTAGATAATATGGATTCTAATGATAAAGATGATGTATTAGATACTATTAAAGATAGTGGTAATAAAGAACAAGAAGTAGAAGAATCTTATGATTCTTATATGGATGATAAAGAATATGATGATTACGATTCTTATATGGGTGAATATCCAGCTGGTTATTTAGGACACCTATCTAATGACCAAGTAGAGGAATCTTATGATTCTTATATGGAAGAAGATAACCCAAATATTGGTGGTGATGAAGAATTAGAAGATGATATGTTATTGTTGGATGATGAGTTATATTCTGATGAAGAAAAAGAGACATTATACCCACAAAGAGCAAACAAATATAGACCATCAGCATCTGAAAGAGCAAGAAGACAAGCTGATAGAGATATTACAAAACATTTTCATAGAAATGCAGAACCTGGATACGATTCAAAACCTGTAGAAAAATGGGCAAAACATAAATTACCATATGATACAAGATTTGACTCTTTAGAAGAAGATGATGATATTTTCTCAAAAAAAGATATTGATATGAATGCAGAACCAAAAACAAGACCTACAACAAGACCTTCTGAACCTGGTGTTAAACCTGATAGAGGTCCTGGAAGAGAAAAACCTTCAAGAAGACCATTTAGAGTTCCACCTAAAATCGACCCAAATGATCCTGATGCACAACCAGCACCAAAAGCTAGAAGACGTGAATATGATACATATATGGATGATGTAAGGATGGCACCATCTCCAGCACCAGCAAGACCAAAAACATCACCAAATCCTGATGTTAAACCTGGTAAACCTGGAACTGATAGACCAAGTCCTTCAAGAAGACCTTTTAGAGTTCCACCAAAAATAGATCCAAACGACCCTGATGCACAACCAGCACCAAAAGCTGATTACGATTCAGACGTTGAATTCGAATAAAAATAGATTAAAAAGGTTTTATATGTATTTAATTTACATAAATAGAATTGGTACAACATTTAAAGGTGAACATATATTCGAATTCTTATTCTCTGATTCAACAGAATGGGAATGGGATGGTGGTTGGTATGAATCGTCAGTTATGACCGACACAAGAGAATTAGCACCAGACGAACATATTATTAAATTAGTTGGGACATTGAAAACTTATTTATTTGATATGGAATTAGTTCAAGAAGATGGTGTTAGAGACATATATAATGCTGTTGAAGGTATTATAGCCTTAGGTTGGGAAAAGTTAGAAGAGGATGGAGATATACCCGAAAAACGTAGAATATTTAAGTTTGGTGACACAAAAGAATCTGTTGATGCACAACTTTATGAATATGATTTAGCATTAAAATATAAAGAAAATAAATAAAATAGTAATGGCAAAGAAAAAAGAAGAACCTTATTTATTAAACGATGAAGAACATTTAAGTGAAGTAGATACACAAATTACTAAAACTTATAATGATAAAGATCAAGAATCAAATCCTGACGAAGTTTCTAAAGCTATTAAAAAGGCCAACCCTGAAGATGTATCATATAATGAAGATGGTAGTATTTCAGTTAAGGAAGGTGATGTAAATGAAGTTGAAAAAACACAAGTAATGAAATTCGATATTAAGAGTAGTTCTGATGTTAAAGCTTTACAACAAATGTTAGATAAGGGGGTAGATTCTAAAAAAATGGGTGTTGGTACAGATGGAACAATATCTGTATCTGAGAATAAAATTAATTTGACTAAAAAAGAAATAATGGGTATTATTAAGGAGAATAAAAATTTTGTATCAACAAAATCGGATTTATTAAAAACAATTAAAAACAGAATAATATCAGAATCAAGAATGAACGATAACGTAAGAAGGAAGTTTGAGGGTGGTGATAACGACTATAATGATATTTTGGGTCAAGATTTAACAAATCAATTGGCACAAGAATCTTTTAGAGAAATTGCTGACAATATTAGACAAAAAACAGGTAAGGAAAACCCATCTTTTATGGAAATCCAACAATTTTTGAGTAATTCTCTATTGGAGGCAGCAAAAGAAGAATATAGGTTAGGAACAGAAAACCTAGAAAGAAAGGCTGTTGCCATGATTAGAAGACAATTTAACATCCCTGAGGATGCTGTTGAATTTGATGCAAAAATTATGGGAATACCTCCAGCAATGTTGGGTTTACCTAGTTCAACACCACAGACACAATTAGACCAAATTGCTAGACAACAAGGGTTTAAGATTGGTGATATTAAACGTGAAGGATTAAAGTTTGATAAAGGTAATAAACCAAAACCTGAGGGTAGAACAGAAGAACAAATTAAACCAGCATTAAAAAGAAGGCGTTTAACGAACTCAATGATGCATGGGGCAGCAAGAAAATCACAAAATTTACACCATTTAGATGATGAATTAAGAGAAACCAACCCAACACTAGGAAGAAACTATTCTAACGTTATGGCAGCAAACGATGCAAACTATTTCTTAATGGATGATGATTCTATTAAACAACAAGGAATGGGTGGTATTCATGCAGGAAACGTTAAATTAGACATTTCTAATCCTGATAAACCAAAAATTATAGCACAAGGAATTATTTTCCCAATTCTTTTACACGAATTAGCTAAAGGTGTTGTAGAATTAATGTCTTTACAAGGTTTAAGTGATGATGTTGAAGTAAGAAAATATGTTTTAGATAAAACTGATAATTTGGAATCAGAAACTAATGATATTCGTTTGGGTACAAAAATTTGGGAGAAATTTGTTACACAAATACCAACTGAAAACCAAGAAGTTATTTCTTTAACATGGAGTATTTTACAAGAATTACCTGATAGTGAATTTAATTCTGTTATTGAGGGGTTAATTAAAGGTGATGGTAATGCACAACAAAAAGTTAGAGGATTTGCTAATGAAGCTTTAGAAGAATTACGAGGTGAGGCAGCTGAAGATGTATTGTCTAGTTATAGTGATGATTATGAGGATGAAAATGAAACACCTGAATCTGAAGAAGAAGATGTTGAGGATGAATTATTGAATAGTTTACTTAAACAAAAAGATGATACAGAAGAAGAGGTTGATTACGAATCTATGTCAAAAGTAGAATTACAAAATCTTATTGATGATGCTTTGGATGCTGGTGATATGGAATTAGTTAGACATTTAGGTTCAATATTGAATAAGAAATAAAGACATACGGATTAGGACCGTTATCAGTTACGACTGATTAAACCCACCAAGTTCGCTACTATGGTGGGTTTTTCGTTTTTGATTATATTTATATTATATGAAATCAATAAAACAAATAATTAGAGAAGAAATCAACGATTTTGATTGGACATCAGAGATTAAACCGATGAAACCTGAAATGGAATGGTTAAAATCTAATTTTGATAACCTTAAACCAATTGTTAAAGGTATTAGAACCTATTATGTTGATAACGAAAGAAAACCACTTTTTTATTATCAGAATGAAGAAAATGGGGATGTTTACATAAATTATGGTAGAATTTGGTCGGTTTTAAAAAAGGATTTTGGTCTTAATCGTACTGAAATTCAGGAACTTATAAAGAGGTGGTTGGAAGAGACCTATAATTTAATGGGACTTACACCGAACAAGTTAAAAATGCTCTTTCTTCCTTTGTTGTAAGAGACCTATAATTTAAGGGGACTAACACCCCACCATATCTGTATGGGTCACAAAATTAAAACTCATGATATTTATAAGTATGAGTTTATCAAAAGCACAAATGTTATATGAAATTGGGAAATGTTTATCAGACCCAGTTTATGCAATAGAATCTTATTTAGAAACAGAAGATAGGACACAAGGTGGTTATGTACCATTTAGATTATTCCCAAGACAAATAGAATTGGTTAATGATTATAAAAATCATGACCACAATATAGTAATGAAACCTCGTCAGGCAGGTATTTCAACAACAACGGCAGCATACTTCGCAGTTTTAACAGCTTTATCTTCAAATAAATCAACACAAAAGATATTGATTGCGGCCAACAAACAAGAAACGGCAAAAGAATTCTTGAAAAAAATTAAAGATTTTACCATGCAATTACCAGCATGGATGGATGTATATAGACCAGCAAATAGTGATTCATGGTTTAACCCCGAAAAAAACTCAAGTTCCCATTATAAATTATGGAATGGTTCAGAGGTTAAGGCCGTTGCTTCATCAAAAGATGCTTTAAGGGGTTATACACCATCATATATTGTTGTGGATGAGGCGGCCTTCATTGAGGGTAATAGAGGAGAAGAATTTTATACTGCAGCACAACCTTCATTATCAACAGGTGGTAAGTCGATACTTATTTCAACACCCAATGGATACGACCCACTTTACCATAAAGCATACGTTATGGCAGAAAAAGGTCGAAATAATTTTAATATTGTTTCGATGAGATGGTATGAAGATCCACGTTATAATGGTAGGAATGATGGTTCTGGTATGTCATGGATTTTACGTGACGATAAAACAGATGAAGTTGTTGAGGAGATAGTTGACCCTAAAAGTGGTAAAGGTCCTGATGCTGTTGTCCCTGAAGAAAAATGGGATGAGATGGTTGAAAAAGGTTATACACCTAGGTCTAAATGGTTTGATGATATGTGTGCTCAACTTAACCATAACCCAAGGTCGATTTCACAGGAGTTGTTGTGTTCATTTATTGGTTCAGGTGATAACGTAATCGATGATAAATATAAAAATAGACAAGAAAAAGAAAACGTAAAAGACCCAATCAGGAAAGAATGGATTGATGGTGGTATGTGGATATGGGAAGACCCTATTAAGGACCATCAATATATATTGGCAGCAGACCCTTCTTCAGGTTCTTCTGATGACTTCGCTGGTATATGTATATGGGATTATACAACAGGTAATCAGGTTGCTGAATACCATGGTAAGGTTGCACCAGACGTTTTGGGTGAAATATGTAAATATTATGGTGAATCATATGACGCATTTATTGTTGTCGATATTACAGGTGGTTGGGGTGCTTCAGTTGTGTTAAAATTGATTGAATTAGGATACCCAAAAAATCGTCTTTATTACGATGTTGCTGTTGGTATTGATTCTGTTGAAAACAATAAAGCATTACAGAAGTTTATGGATAAAGGTAAATTACCTGGACTAAACTTCCAAAAGAATAGGAATACCATTATTTCTGAGATGGAAAAAGGTATTAGGATGGATACTTTTAAGATTCGTTCTAAAAGGGTATTAAATGAAGTTAGTACCTTTGTTTATATTAACGGTAGACCAGACCATATGAAGGGTTATCACGATGACCTTTTAATGTGTATTGGTATGTGTTGTTTTGTTGGTATGACTTCTTTTAAGGATTTGGAAAAATCTAAGGGTCAAGCTAAAGCGATGATAAATAGTTGGTCTGTTGAAACAAATGATGTTAAAGATAATAGTGTTTTAGGTGAAGTTGTGGGTGGAGGGTTTTACTCAGACAAAAACACCAAAAATAACGTTACTGCTGAACAATTTAAAGAAAATATGTGGTTATTTAGTGGTATGAAAGGCTTTAAAAAATAATAAAATGAAAAAAGTTAATTCTAACAAACCGTTTAATAATAGATGTAATTTAAGGGCTGGTGCAGGACCCATTTATAATAAATTTTGTCCAACACCAAATAACCCCAATGGTTCAAAAACAAAGGGTGGTGATTATAAAGGTGTTAAATTACCATGTAGTGAATTATATGATAATTTAGTTAATTATGTTTGGGAAATAGACCTTTCAAACGGAGAACACTTATCTTATGTTGAATGTGATTATGTAGATTAATTATTTTTTAAATAATTTAATTTTTCTATTGTTTGTTGTGTCTTGGTCTTTTTCAATGACCTTGTTTGATTTATATTTTTCTAAAATATTTAAAACTACTTGTAATTCGTATTTTAATTCTTGGTTTTCAATCTCCAAGTCGTTAATTACCTGTAAAAGATCTTTATTTTTTTTGTTTAATTTATTTAAATCATTTTTATAATCATTTATTGTAACATCTTTTTTATTTAATTCCTGTTTAAGTTCCAAATAACGTTTGTTTAATTCATTTAAACAATTTTCAACAGAATCTAATTCATATTTACTAATAATTAAAGAAACGCCTTTTGTTTTTACTTTACGATCTAAACTATCCATTTTATGTTTTGATATGCTGTCCGTATAAACAATGTCTTCAATCATTTTTTCAGCAACCTCAATCATATCATTTTGTTTAATTTTTAAACTATCAATTTCTTTATTTATTTTATCCGTATCAATATTTTTTCGTTCATCGTTATATATTGATACAACCGAAAAAGTTGTAAAAGATAAAATAACAACCAATACACCGTATTTTATTAATCTTCTAATCATTTTTTTTATTTCTATTATTTAACTTTGTTATTGTTATAATGAATTTTTCATTTAATTCCTTATAATCATCTTTTAGTTGATTAACTTCTTTTTCTAATTTAACTATTTGTGTTGTTAGTGTTGATTTGTTATCTAAATATAAATAACCTATCGCTATTAAACACATAAATAGTAATGCCACTATTGGGTTTTTGGCAAACTCTTTAAACGATATGTTAGGTAAACTCATTATGTTTTTTATTATATAAATATACCCTTCACATTCATAATATAATAAATTATCTTTAAACATGATATTTATAAAAAAGAAATAAAAAAAATGGCAGATAATAAGAATAATTTAACAGTTTATCAAAAACTATTTTATATGTTTGGCCAAGGTGGTGGTCCTAAAGCTAACCTAACCAACAATAAATATTCTTTAACGGATAACGATTTAATTGTAACAAAATCCAAAGAAGAGTTTAATAAAGAAAAATTACAACTACAACAACAAAAATATTTAGAAAGTCAATGGTCTAAAATAGATAGTGAATTATATCAAAAGGCTATATTTTATGAAACTTCTAGAGTCGCTTCTTATATGGATTATGAGGCAATGGAATTTACTCCGGAGATTGCGGTAGCTTTAGATATTATGTCAGAAGAGTCGTGTACGTTAAGTGAACAAGGTAAAATGTTAACGGTTTACTCTGATTCTAGTAGAATTAAAAAAGTATTAGAAGATTTGTTTTTTAATGTTTTAGACATCCACTCTAATTTACCAATGTGGACTAGAAATACATGTAAATATGGTGATAATTTTGTATTTTTAAAAATAGATTACAAAGATGGTATCATTGGTGGTACCCAATTAACTAATTTAGATATTGAAAGAAAAGAATTAAACGCAGTAGATTTTAAAAACAACCAATTACAAGGTGAGAATGAAAATTCTCTTAATAAAAAGAATGTTAAGTTTATTTGGAAAGATAAAACTTTGGAGTTTAATGCTTGGGAGATAGCTCATTTCCGTTTATTGGGTGATGATAGAAAACTACCTTATGGTACATCTGTTTTAGAAAAAGTTAGACGTATTTGGAAACAATTGCTTTTAGCCGAAGACGCGATGTTAGTTTATCGTGTAACAAGAGCACCTGAAAGAAGGGTATTTAAAGTTTATGTAGGTAACATTGATGATTCGGATGTTGAGGCATACGTACAAAAAGTAGCTAATAAATTTAAAAGAACACAAACAGCGGATAAACAAACAGGCCAAACAGATGTTAGATATAACACATTGGCAGTAGACCAAGATTATTTTGTTCCTGTTAGAGACCCTAACGCTTCAATGCCTATTGAAACTTTACCAGGTGCATCGAATTTAGATCAAATTGCAGATATTCAGTTTATCCAAAGAAAATTGGTTACAGCATTAAGAGTACCAAAAACTTTTTTAGGGTTCGAAGAACCTACAGGTGAAGGTAAAAATTTAGCTTTAATGGATATTAGATTTGCTAGAACTATTAACAGAATCCAACAAGCTATGATTCAAGAATTAAATAAAATAGCAATCATTCATTTATATATTTTAGGTTTCCATGATGAGTTAAATAATTTTAAATTAACACTTAATAACCCATCAACACAAGGTGAGGTATTAAAGGTTGAACAATGGAAGGAAAAAGTATTGTTATATAAAGATTTAACAGCTAGTGATGCTGGTATTGCCGCAACATCACATACGTGGGCTAAGAAAAATATCTTTAATTGGTCTTCTGATGAAATTTTGGAAGATTTGGAACAACAAAGATTGGAGAGAGCTGTTGCAGCTGAATTGGAAAAAACATCTGAGGTTATTAAAAACACAGGATTCTTTAAGAAGGTTGATAAGTTATATGGTGAGTTACCGTCAGAACAAGGTGCTGAAGGTGCTGAAGATACTGGTGGTGATGAAGGTGGATTTGGTGCTGACTCAGGAGGTGGTTTCGGAGGCGGAGGCTTCGGTGGAGGTGACTTCGGAGGTGGAGATACTGGAGGTGAAGATACTGGTGGTGATGAAGGTGGATTCGGAGAAAGTTTTAGAGGTGATAAAAACACAATAGACAAATTACTATTAGAAGGTAAAAAGAAAAATCAAGATATTTTTTATATGACTAAAGGTATAGATGAACTTTTAAATGAAGATATTTCTGATGAAGATGAATTATTATTCGATTAGGGCATATTTATATTTAAAATAGTACTATGAATTTTGGAACATTAAAAGATATTTTCCTTGAGAAATTAATTGAATCTTATACATCTGAAGATACTTTAGGCAAGGATTTATATAAAAAATTCTTAAAAATATTAAAAGAAAACGAAACTTTAAAAACTAGTTTTATTGTTTTTAAAAATATAGAAAACAAAACAATTACTAGTGAAGTTAAAGCCATAGAATACCTAAAAGAACACAAATCTTTATTCGATAAATTCCGTGGTGATAAGTCATTATCAAAAAATTTAGAAAAATTAACAACTTTGTTGGAGTCTTACGGAATTGATTATTCAAACAAGGAAGTTAAACCAATTCACAAATCTTTACAGGATTTTATATTAACACAAAAAAATATAAACACATTAGATTCTTTACAAGAAACACAAGATGTGTTGGTTAATTGGTTGTTAACTGAAAAAGTTTTGGTTAAAGAAACAACTAACGATGAATATATTAAAAAAGGGATTAACCCTAAAAACTTTTTAGATATTGCTTCTAAAAAGTTTAATGAAAAATGGGGTAATTCTTTAACAGAAGAAGAAAAGTCATTATTAAAGGTTTTAAGGGAAAGAAATGAAGAAAAAAATAAAGCCTTAGTAAAAGAATTAGTTAAAGAGAATATTTCTTTAGTGAATCAGCTTTTAGAAGAAAATGCTGAAAACATTACAATTAAGTCAAAACTACTAGAAACTAAGGATGCTATTTATAAAATGGCTGAAAATAACGACAGTTTCAGTAGAAACATACTGAAATTGTATGAACTAAAGAAAAACCTTAAAAATGATTAACAAACTACTACACCAAATCGTAAACAATTTTGGATTTAAATGTGTTTCTGATTTTGGAAACTCTATTGTACACTCAAAATTTTTGGCATTAACATTACCATTAGCAGCATTATCTTCTATGGTACAAACTCTTTTGGGTTTACACGTATTAACAATAATATCTTTTGTTGTTTTGGTTGTATTGGAATTAATAACGGGGTTATTGGCATCAAAAGTTAGGGGTGAAAAAATTGTTTCACGTAAGTTTAGTCGTTTTGGTTTAAAAGTATTTGTTTGGATACTTTTATTATACGTAACAAACGCTGTTAAGTTAGAATATAACACAGACCCAACATCTTTTGGTAAAGTTGCTTCAACATTATTTACGTGGTTACATGGTACATTCTTTATTTATATTGTTTTGGAATATCTAATATCAGTTTTAGAAAACTTGGGTGTTATAACTGGTAATTCTAAACAAACGTTAATTGACGCTATAATCAAAAAAATAAACACATTTTTAGGTTTAGAAAAAGACAAAGATAAAAAATGAAAAAATTATTCCAACAAATATTAAAAGAAAAAGGTGAATATTCACAAGGTAGGGTTTATTTACTTTGGTCTATTATTGCTTACTACATAACAATAACGATATTGTTAATTTCTGGTATTAAAAAAGAAGAGTTAAAAATGGAAAACTTTAAGATAATATTGGATGCTTTGGAATATGCGATGACCTTATTCGGTGGTTATGTATTCGGTGGTAAGTTTTTGGAAGTTATTAAACATATTGGGGTTAACAGAGGTAAAAATACTGATAATAACGAAAAACAAATATTAAACGATTAATTATAGAAACACAATAAA